GGCAATATGCGTTTGCGTAACAAACGCAGCAATCAATCCGACAACGGACATTGAAATGGAAATTGTTGAAAACAAAGCCGTGCTCATCCGCACGCGCAACCCGGAGAAGTACACCGTCATTCCCAAGAGCAAAGTCGTCGAGCGCTGGACCGGCGGCTACACCGTCGCAGTGTACTGGGGTCTTGACGAGATGCGAGTGCTCAAGAACCTTGGCGTTAAGAACGCCCCCTCACCCATCCGGCGTAACTACAAGTGGCCGGGACGTTTCACCCCGATGGCGCACCAGATAGAGACCGCGTCTTTTCTAACGCTGCATCGTCGAGCATTTGTATTCAATGAGCCGGGTACCGGCAAGACACTTTCTGCGCTGTGGGCGGCAGACTATCTGATGAGTCTTGGGCATGTGCGGCGTGTGTTGGTGCTGTGCCCGCTGTCGATCATGCAAAGCGCGTGGATGAACGACATCAATCACTCCATCATTCATCGCAGCGCTGTGATTGCCCATCACGCACAGGCGGTACGTCGGGTAGAACTGGTGCAGGGCAACTACGAGTTTGTCATCATCAACTATGAAGGACTAAACCTGATCGCCAACGAAATCAACGCCGACGGTCGGTTTGATCTGGTCATTGTCGATGAGGCGAATTCCTACAAGAACCCCAGCACACAGCGCTGGAAGGCACTTGCATCCATCATCAAGCCCGATACTCACCTGTGGATGATGACAGGTACACCCGCTTCTCAGTCACCTGTCGATGCCTACGGTCTGGCAAAGCTTGTCAATCCAAACGGCGTGCCAAAGTTTATGTCGGCGTGGCGCGACAAGGTGATGAACAAGATCACGCAGTTCAAGTGGGCACCGAAATCAAATGCAAAGGATCTGGTGCATGCGGCGCTGCAGCCCGCGATTCGATACACCAAAGCACAATGCCTTGATCTGCCGCCGGTTGTGACCGTGACGCGTAACGTCCCGATGTCTCCGCAACAACAGAAGTACTATGTGCTGCTACGTGAACAGCTTCTTGTACAAGCAGCAGGAGAGACGATAACCGCAGTCAACGCGGGTGTGGCCGTCAACAAGCTGCTACAGATATCGTGCGGCGCGGCGTACACCGACGAGAAAGAAGTGGTCGAGTTTGATTGCCTGCCACGTCTGAAGACGTTGATGGAGGTGATTGAAGAGACTGACCGAAAGGTCATCGTATTCGCGCTGTTCCGCTCCAGTATCGACACCATCACCCGCCATCTGGACAAGCACGGTATCAAGAACGCACAGATCCACGGTGGTGTAAGCGCCACCAAACGTGCGCGTATCATCGACGATTTTCAAAACACGGATCTGGCGCGGGTACTCGTCATGCAGCCACAAGCCACCGCCCACGGGATCACGCTGACCGCTGCGGACACAGTGATCTTCTATGGTCCACTGATGTCTGTTGAGATGTATCTCCAGTGTATCGCCCGTGCAGACCGCAAAGGGCAGAACAGCGACAAGGTCACGGTCGTCCACATTCAGAGCAGCCCCATCGAAGAACGTATGTTCCGAGCGATGAGCCGTAAGGTGAACGATCACACGCTGCTGGTCGAGATGTTCGATCAGGAGATCAAAGAAAAAAATTAAAAGGAGACTTGCACCGACTGTAAAAACCTGTATTATCGTCAAAACATTTACAACCCTTAGACACTTCGACAGGAGAAGATCATGTCTGAGACCGCAGATGTCCCTATGGACAAACTGGCGCGGGTGTATCGTAAGATGCAGGCCCGCATTCAAGAGCTAACAGCCACGTACGAGTCAGAAGTCGAGGCGCTGAAAGCTCAGCAAGAAACCATCAAGAACGAGTTGAAGGACCGCATGCTGGCCCTCGGTGTGAAGTCTGTGAACACCGACGAAGGCACGGTCATTCTCTCAACCAAGACGCGTTACAACACGCAGGACTGGGATGCGTTCAAGCAGTTTGTGATCGAGCACGATGCCGTTGATCTGCTCGAGAAGCGTATTGCCCAGACCAACATGGCGACGTTCTTGAAAGAGAACCCCTCGTTGATGCCCCCCGGTCTGAACAGCAGTTCCGAGTTCAGCATTTCCGTTCGTAAACCCTCCCACAAGTAAGAGGAAACCATGAGCAACGTCGCTCTATTTAATCCGTCCCAAGTCCCTGCCTTTGCTCGCAAAGGTCTGTCCGAAACCGCCAAGGCACTGGCTGGTGGTGCTGCCAATACCGGCAAGCGTATCTCCATCAAGGGGGGTGTGTTCCGTTTGCTGTCCGGTGGTAAGGAGGTCGCCTCCATCGAGGACCGGTATCTCGATGTCGTGATCGTCAAAGCCGCGCCCAAGGTCAGCCGTGTGTTCTATGCGAAGTCGTATGATGGTGACACCGTAACCGGTCCAGATTGCTGGTCTGCCGACGGTGAGACGCCCAGCCCGGACAGCGCTCAGAAGCAGGCAAGCCGCTGCTCGGAGTGTCCCAAGAACATCGCAGGCTCGGGGCAAGGCAACAGCCGTGCATGCCGCTACCAACAGCGTCTAGCCGTGGTGCTGGCCGACAGTGTCGAGGGAGATGTTCTGCAGCTGGCACTGCCTGCCACGTCGATCTTCGGCAAGGCAGACGGCGACAACCGCCCGTTGCAAGAGTATGCTCGCTGGCTTGCTGCGCAGGACATCAGTCCGGAGACCGTCGTGACGCGGATGAAGTTCGACACCAAGTCCGAGTCGCCGAAGCTGTTCTTCAAAGCGATGCGTTGGCTGACCGACGATGAGTTCGCCACCGTCGAGACGCAGGGCGAGTCCACAGAAGCTCAGAAGGCCATCACGATGACCGTCGCCAAGACAGACGGTGTCGCAGCACCGTTGAAGCTTGAGGGCAAGCCGCCGGCCAAGGCGAAGGTGGAAGCCGAGCCTGCTCCAGAAGCGGAGGAAGACGAGGCACCCCCGCCCCCACCCAAGGCTAAGAAAGCTGCTAAGCCGGCTCCGGTCGAGGAGGTGGATGAGCCGGAGGTTCGCACAGCCCCCAAGAAACCGCCAGTCGACCAAAAAAGCTCATTGGTCAATATGGTCAGTGATTGGGACGACGAGTAAACCAACCGGGGGCTTCGGCCCCCGTCTCAGGAGAGAACAATGTACAAGCTTCAAAAAAATATTCCGATCCCGTCGCGTGCAAAGACCAAACAGGCGCGCACTTCCAAGTACCCGTTCGCTGCCATGAAAGTGAACATGAGCTTCCTCGTGCCTATAGAAGAGGCCAATGGCGACATTGACAAGCTGATGACGCGCATAAGCGCTGCTGCCCATAGTGCCCGCAAAGCACTCAACTTCAAGTTTGCTTTGCGCAAGATGCCCGACGGCGTGCGCATTTGGCGCACTCAATAAGGAGGCGGGGGTGCAAGCCCCCGATAATATGCCTTACAGTTCCGACTTCATATCCCGCATCAAACAGCAGCCTCCTAGCGAGCTGGGCACCCGCCTTGCTCTCTGGGCGATCTATCACGACATCTCAGCCACCAAACTTGCCAAAGCGCTCGGTGCGTCACGGCAGTCCGTCTACAACTGGATGAAGGGCGGTGGCGTTCTAAAGGTGTACGAAGAGCACATCGAACGCTTGCTGGTTTGCATGCAGAACGCCAAAACATCTGACGACGCTTGGAAAAAAATATGTTTGGAATTCAACCTCAGAACCTGAGTAACGACGAGCTGGTCAAGTACGCGCATCTTTTGGACATGGAGACTGTTCCAGAGTGGGCGCGTGCGTGGATCATGGAGCTTGCTAAACGACTGGAAAATTTCGTAGACGCCGCACGCTAAAGGACAGGCATGAAACCGCTGGAATTCCTTGCGGACGTTCTGCCTTCGCCCGGACACGGCGTGTATTGTCTGGCAGAACTGAGCACAAAAAGAAGAGAGCATCAATTTGTTTCCAGTCTGGAGGAGTTCAAACCGCACGTAAAAGAATGGTTGAGCAAGAACAAAAACATCTTCTTCGCTCTCTCGACCTTTGATGAACAAGTGCTCAGTCTTAAGCGGGAACGCCGCACCGTAAAGAACGCACGCTTCATCAAAGCAATCTTTTTGGATCTGGATGGCTACGAGTCGAAGAAGGCGGCAGGCTTAGCCTTGGCGCAGTTCCTTGCCAAGACGCAGCTTGATCAGTTCGGGCAACCCCACATCGTGGCGTCCGGCGGGGGACTACATTGCTACTGGCCGCTCAACAAAGAATCGGACATCGTCACATGGCAACCGATTGCTGAGAACTTCAAACGCCTGTGCAAACAAGAAGGCATGAAGATCGACATGGCGGTTACTGCCGATGCTGCCCGCGTACTTCGTATCCCCGGCACAATGAACTTCAAGGAGAAGTATCCCGAGCCGCGTCCAGTGCAGTTGTTGTTGCGGGGATCGGGGCCAATTGATCTACTACACTTTGGCGCAGCGATACGTGCGCAACTGACGGACGCCTATGTGCCGGCCAGCAGCAACTTTGCCCCCGCGCAACTCGAAGGCAAACGCCCCACCAAAGCCAACAGCAAACGCTCGAAGCTTGCTGAGGCGATGCTCGGTAACAGTGTCACCCGGTTTGAAACGATCTGGCTGAAGACCGAACAAGGTACAGGCTGCGCACAGCTTAAGCACTACATCGATAACGCAACCGAAGACGGCATGGAGCCGCTCTGGCGAGGTCTTCTTTCTTGGTCTAAGGTGTGCGAAGACGGGCATGAGTACAACGTCAAGCTCTCGGAGTTGCACCCATACGAACCGGAACGCATGCAACAGAAGCTGGCCGACATCAAAGGCCCGTACCCTTGCATCAAGATGGACAGCGAGAATCCGGGTTTGTGTCCGACCTGTCCGCACTGGGGCAAGATCACCAACGCGCTGGCGTTGGGACGGGAGGTTGTGGCAAGCGACGAAGAGAAGGTGTACGAGATCCCGCTGCAGACAGCGCCTATTGATGAAGACGACGCCGTTGAATATCTCGAAGACGGCATCACCAACGAGGCCGATGAAGCTGGGGTTGAGCTGAACCGCCGCACGCGCCTTACCAAGCGCCCTCCACCGCCTAAAGGATTTTTCTACGGCAAGAACGGCGGCGTGTTCGCCGAGATCAAAGAGACTGACGCGTCAGGCGTAACGATCAAAACACAAGTGCCGGTGCTGTCTTATGACTTGTTCGTCGTCGACCTGCTGCGCCTCGAGGAGAAAGAACACGCGGCCCACTTGATGGCGATCAAGACCATCGGTCCTGCTGACGAGCCGTCCCAGCAGATTGTGGAGTACACGCCTGTCATCATGCCCAGCAAGGCGGTGGTGGCGAAAGATGAGCTTCTAAAATGTCTGGCAGCGCACAACATCTACGCAGATCGTGGCGTTGCGATGGACCCGTATCTGTACGGCTACGTGCGGGCCGGAGTTGCTGAAGCGGCGCAGATGCGTAAGGCGGTGGACGTGCCGACGCAGTTCGGTTGGCAGAAGAACGGATCGTTCGTGTACAACAATCGGATCTTCAAACCTGATGGCAGCGAGATCGCCGTGCCGATGCCGGGGCTGGAGAACCTGAACCGAGACACGACCTCCAAGGGCACGCTCGAGGAATGGCGCAAGCCGTGGGAACTGCTGATCGCTCGCAAGATGCACATGATGCTGGCAATGTGCGTGGACTCGTTTGGCTCGACGCTGATGCACTTCTCAGAGTACGAAGGCTTTGTCTGGCATATCGGCTCAACAGAGTCTGGCACCGGCAAGTCGCTCACGCTCAGTCTTAAAGCAGGCGTGTGGGGTCACCCGCTACGCTACCGCACCGGCAAGGGCACGTCTCTGGTGGCACTGCAGCAACGTGCTGGGCTGCTCAACAGTCTGCCGCTCCTCATCGATGAGATCACGACCAAAGCTCGCAGCGACTCCGAGTGGGCGTCCGCATTCATCTTCGACACTGCCGAGGGCAAAGGCAAGGAGCGGATGGAGTCGGGCACGAACAAAGAGCGCATCAACAACTCGACTTGGTCGCTGACGGCCACCACCACTGCCAACGTGCACATGATCGACGTGCTGCTGGGCACAAGAGAACACGCTGCGCATGGCGAGATGATGCGTCTGCTCGAGTGGAACCCGTCGGAAGAACTGACGTTCAACGATGTCGAACGTGCACAGCTAAAGCTGTTGAGGCGCAACTATGGCGTAGCGGGTGAAGCATGGGTCCGGTGGCTGGCGGTGAACCAAGCAACGGCTCGGAAAGTTTGGCTCGAAACCCATGAGATGCTTCGGCACAGCATGAAGCTCACCGACGAAGAGCGGTACTGGCATGCAGGGTGTACATCCGTCGTCACGGCGGCTATCTTGCTTGGTCCCCTTTACTCCAACATTTTGGCGGTGCCCGTCGTGGGCGTGATACATGCGTTGACCGAAATGGTGACGCGGTCTCGACTGGTGTACATCAAGGCGCGGCGCTCTGCCGAAGACGTATTGAATAACTACACCCAAGCGTTCTACGGCAAGTTCGTCGTGATCCGGCGCAATGAAGACGATAAGCTGGTGACGGACTGGAACCTGAGCGCCGAGGGGCGCACCAGTACGCGCAACACTGTCATGGGTCGGATCGAGCACGGCACCACGCACGCAGACTTCATCGAGTACTTTATCGAGGAGCAGTTACTACGCAAGCACTGTTCGTCGATGTCTTTTGGCTACACCGACTTCAAAAGCAAAATGGAAGCGAGTCAGAAGGCGGGAGACTATCAGGTGAAGTTTGGCGTGAAGAAGGACATGCTGGCTCGCACAGACGGACCCTCACTTCGCGTCACCTGTATGCACCTGCGGCTTCGCAAAGAGAAGGTAAACAGTGAAGGTCAAGTTTCCGTGGACCCAACTTGAACCGGGGCAGGGTTTCTTTGTGCCCTGTCTGGACTTTGAGAAGATGCGTGAGCAGGGCTTACGCGCAGCAATACCCCATCGAATCAACGCCCAAGCCGTCCCCGGAATCCGGGGCGGCAAGGTAGGCGTTTGGTTCTACATCAAGCCGCGATCTTCCTCAACTGTTTCGCGTACTCGATCTCCTGCTGTTTGACCGCTTCGATCTGGGCCCGCTTCTCAGCGCCTGTCAGGTTGGGGTTGGCAGCAATCATCCGCTTGTAATCGGCAAACTCACCCATCTGTTGACGGAACCGACCTGCGAAGGACGACAGCGAGATCTGTTTGGCGTAGTCATCAGCGTAGGCTCGAGCCGCTTCAGGATCGGATTCTGCCAGCGTCTTGTAAGTCTGCGCAGCCCGCTGTATGCGGTGCATATCGTCGAAGGCGGCATTGACCATACCACGACCTGTTTTGGGCTGGAACAAGGCACCGACCACGGGCATCTCCTCGAGCGCTCTCTCCGGTTTCTCCACACCTTCACGAGTCGTCAACGGACGCAGGGCAAAGTTCGCCATGCTGAGCAGCGCGATACCGGCGCTGCTGGTGTAGCTACGCACCAAGTGGTCGATCTGTACGGGTGACAGAACACCGAACTGCCCCAACAACTTCGCCACCTCAGTCGTGCTTGCCCGGTAGCGTTGATCCGAGTCGAGCGCCTTCTCACGAGCAGTCTCAATGGGCTGGTCACTGTACATGTTGTAGTTGAACGCGATCTCGAGCGGCCCTTTGACCGCCGTCGGGATGCCAAACGGCGAGGACATGTACGCCTGTTTAGCCAGCGCAGAGATAGCTTCCTTGGCTTTGGCATCGCCAAACGCCGTGTTGACGAACGCCTCGGGCATCGACTTGAAGATCAAGCCCAATTCAAACGGGATCGGCACACGAATCGTAGCTTCTGTACCCGGCACCCGCACAAACCAGTTGCCGTAGCGCTCGGCAGGCGTGGCGTTCTTGTACGCCTCATCGTCCTCCATCATCAGCGCGTACATCATGGTGCTGGCAGCGAGAAGCGCCCCGCGCTTGAGCAGCATGTTCCGAGCGTTCATCTTTTGCTCGAAGGTGTTGTCGCCCTTGAGCGAGCGGTACACCGAATCCAGACCTTGGATCTGAGCGTTGAAGAAGGGCGTCAGCATTGACAGCCACTGCAAGCTCGCGCTCGTCCCACGGCGAGAGAAGTTCATTGTCTCAGCCGTATTCAGCAATGCCTCGACGTGCCCCATGCCTTTTTGGCGGAACATGTCGTACAGCACCGCTCGGGTCGCCGCTTCACCTTTCATGGCGAACTCGTCCAGCTTCATCATAATCTGAGAGAACCGGCTGGGCTCGCTCGACAGATTTCGCAGCATTTGAGCCACACCCTCGGTGTCGCCCGAGAACACGTTGTTGCCGACGACCGCCGCCTCTTTCAGCGTCATCTGGGTCTGACTCGTATTGGTCATACCCTTAGCCAGCTCTTTCCACGTACTCAGCACTGGCGTGAACTTCCCGCCGGTCGTCATCCAAGCGTGCATCGGGTCGCGGATTGTCTGACGCAACGTGTAGGTGGGGAGCCGCCGCACTGCTTTACGCAAGATGTCCGCAGGCACAGCCAGAGACCGGACTAGCGCCGGCATCGCAGTTTTCACACCCTGCAGTCCTTGCATCATCAGGTCAGCTGGCACGCCAGCGGCAGAGAAGGCGGCTTCGTCGGCATCGAACCAGTACTCTTCGCCTTTTTGCTTAAAGTGAATCTTGCTTGCTGGAGCTTGTTGCCCTTCCGGCACAGAGTGGATCTTGCCAAGCCCCAGATCTTGGAACATGTAAGCCGTGTTCTTGTTCTGCATGTTCCGCAGCGCAATGGTCATCAGCATCGATGTGTTCTGCACCATGCTAGAGAAGAACGGCAGGATATGCTGCTCACCGCCAACAAGCTCTTTCAGGTAAGGCTGGTCCACGACGCTCCCGATCCGCATGGGGCGAGAACCGCCCATCATCAACTCGACAACGCCGTTGTCGTTCACGCGGTAGTAGCCCACGTAGTCGCCTTTGCCAAGCTCGTCGGCAACTTCCTTACTCATGGCTCCAGTCTGGACCTGCAGGTTTAGCAAGCGCTTGTTGTGCTCCTTGTAGAGGCGGCGAGCTTCCTCGAACGCGTTCTTTACGTCCGGGCTGTCTTTGAACATCTGCTCCATCGCCGCCAGCTCAGCGGCTGTCGGTGGGTTTTTGAAGTTCAGTTTGTCAAAGCCCACGCCATCCTGCTTGGCCCGCAGAGACGCCATCCACATCGTAAAGAGTCGCTCAACAGCCTGTTGATTGCCGAGCTTGCTGGCTTTGCTGAGCGCCGCAGCGATAGTCTGTGCGTTGGCTTTGGCGTCGCCGCCTTCGATGTTTCGGACACCTGCGTCATCGGTCTTCAGTTCCGGCACACCGTTCAACAACGCCGAGTTGGTGTATTCCTGCTGGTTGCTGAAGAGCCGCATGTAGACGTGCATCTGCAGCGCTTGGGCTTCTTTGATCTTGGCTTTCTCGACACCCATCTTGAGCAGCGCTTCAACGGGTGCCCAGTTGTCCGCAATAAACGTGCGCATCCGAAGACCGGACAAGTTGGCCGTGATCTTGTCACCGATGGTGGCCGTGCGTGCGATGGTCCGGTCGACCATGTCTTGCACTTCTTTGGGCACTGCCGAAGAGTACTTTGTTGCTGTGCCGGGGAAGACCCCTCGAGCAATCGAAGCGAGACGCTCTTGCTGGTTGACGCTGGCTTGGCTGGGGCTGAACATCGCAAACGCCTGCTCTGCAGCCTTATCCGACAAAGTCTTGGGTTCGATGCCCAGCATGCGGAGGAAGCCTTCGTAGATACGACGCAGCAGACCAGCAGTCTGGTTGATCTTGTCACGCACCTGCTGGTTCGAGAGCAACTCGGAGACAAACTCTTTGAAGCTGACGTTGCCGTACTCGTCCTTAAACTCTGCCCGCCCCTGCATTTTGGCGTAGAGCTTCTCGAGGGCGTCGCGGGCAGCGAGCTGTTCTTTGGTCAGCTCATCTGGTTTGGCGTCGATGACGCCGATGGTGGCACCGTGCCCCGCTTCGTGAATCAGATCTTCCTCAGTCAGCGCGTCCTTGTTCAGTGTGACGGTGTTGGTGTTCGGATCAAACTCACCGCCTTTGCCTTCGAGCGAAGCAGTCTCGAGCGTCGTGTTCTCCACCATCGGCAGGAGACGCTTGGCAACCATCCGGACAAATGGCGTCGAACCGTTCTCAGCCAGAGATTTCAACGCACTCTTCAAGTCCCCCTTGCCGACGGCGGCAGCAGTCGTGGCGTCTAGCGGGGTGTTCTCCCGAGCGGCGTAGTCGTGAGAGATGACGCGGTCAAGCACACCCGCAACCTCTCTGGCCGCTTTGATGTTGGCTTTTTCTTTGGCGGTGGCGCCTTGACGCAGCGCCGCGTCTTCTTCTTTGCGAGCCTGCGCGTCAAGCACCGCGTACTCAATAGCGACGGTGTCGTCGCCTAAGTAACTGAGATCAGTGTCGAGCACCTTTTGGGCGTATGTCAACAATCCCTGTCGATAGCGTTCTTCAATGACGTTCGCATCTGCCGCAGCAATCCTGTTCGCTTCAGCCTGTTCTTTTGCCTGCTGCGCTTCAGTCAAGTCTCGAGTCGGTGGTGCTTTACCGGGCTCAAACACCTTGCCCGTGTACACGTTGCGCATAACCGGCGCAGTACGTTTCTGCTTCTGGGTTTCCGCAATTGCTTCAATTTCTTCCGCAGCCTCACGCCGTGAGACTTTGGTAGGCGCAGCTTCTCGAAGAACGCGAGCTTTCTTTTGTTCCTTTTCAACCTTAGCGTTAAAAACCGCCTCGAGTTTTTTGATGTCCTCAGTGCGCTGCTCCTCGACAGCTTGCTCTTTTGTTTTCTTTTTGGCGGAGACTTCTTTTTTCAACGCGTCGGAAAGACGAAAGTTACCTTTTTGCTGCCGTTTTTCTTCGAGTGCTGTTTCCTTAGCTTGAAGAATGCTGTCGATACGCGCTTGTACGGCTTGTACAGCCTCGCGCTGTTCCGTCGTAAGGCCCGTTACTTGTTTCGTTGCCGCCGCTTCACGCGCAAGGCGTTCGTTCTCTGCACGGATTTCTGCCCGCGTTTGACGCTGACGTTCGGCACGAGACTCTACTTCCTTGACCCGCGCAGCGGCCTGCTCTGCCGGTGTAGGCGGTGCAACAGCTGGTTTTTCAGTCTCAAACAGTTCGGGTTGACGTCCGGGCTCTGCGGCAGCGCGTTCCAGCGAGGAGAGCAAATCCTCTACTGCACGACGTGATTGCGTCGTGTCAGCACCTCTAGCCAGATCTTGTACCAAGTCCGCAATAAGCTGCCGTGGGGTGGCACGCACCTTACCGGTACCAACAGCCATCGTAATCTTTTCAATCGGCGCTTCTTGCGGTGCAAGCTGTTCACGCTGCTCAATTAAAGCGCCACGTCTTTTTTCAGCGTCGGCCAATTTACGCTCAAGCGTAGCAATCTCAGACTGCCGCCACTTTTTTTGCGTCAAATCTTTTTTGACCAATACACGATTCTGTGCTTTAAGCCCGTCGCCCTTTTTACGGAGCGCATCGATCTGGTTGCGAAGATCGCGTACAACTTCCGGAGGACTGAGCGCTTTTTGCTCTGCGCGGATTTGTGCAGCAAGACGCCGCTGCTCAGTACGATTTGCACTGATCTGATCGCCAATCTCTTTTCTCTGCGTCGTAAGCTGCCGAGCTTCTTCTTTACGCGTGTTCAGCAGGTAGTTGAGTTCCTGCTGTTCGGACTCAACCGCTTCTATTTGCGGGCGCAATGTCTCTACAGTCGGGCCACCTTGCGGAAGTATCAGCGGTGAAATACGCGAAAGTAGCTTCTGAGTATCGCGCACCTCATCCAGTTTAGTCAGTGCGGTCTGTTTTGCTGCATCGGTCGTGGCACTTTGTGCCGCTTTTTCTAGCGCAGCTTCTGTCCTTTGATTGGTTTCCTCAAGCGACGTAACCGCTTTTTGAAGTGCGGGTAAAGACATCTCGCCTTTAATCGGTGCGTACACACGCTCTGCCGGCCCAAACAATGTCTCTTGGCCGTAGACAGACACTCCTTTATAAGG